TTGACCAAGAAGCTACTAAGCGTGCCCATGACGCTTTGAAAAATCGTGGGGAACAATAGATGGGTGCCTCTACCGTAGAAGAAGGTGATGGAATTGTGCGGGTTACAGTTTCGGACGAAGTACCGGATACTGAAACTGAGCAGTCTGACACCTCAACTGTAGCAGGAAGTGATACCGAACAACCTACGCCATCCTCAGAAGCAGCACCCGCTTCTGAAGATAGCGGTGGCTCTGACGCAGGCGCATCAGACGAAAAGCAAGACCTCGCCATACAGAAGCAAGAAGAAGCGGCTAAAACCGCACTTGAGTCCGCTGGTCTTTCCCTAACTGACTTCACAGACGAGTACGCTAAGAATGGTTCTTTGTCCGAAGAAAGTATGGGGGCTCTAGTTAATAAGGCCGGTATTCCTAGAGAAATAGTAGAAGGCTATATCTCTGGACAAGAGGCTCTTGCTGCTCAAAACGTTACGTCAATAACGGCTAAGGCTTTTGAGCTTGCAGGATCTCAGGAAGAATACAAAGGACTTACAGAGTGGGCTGCGGCTAATCTTTCTGATGAACAGCAGGAAGCCTACAACGAGTCTGTTAATAGCATGAACCCTTCAAGAACCGAGCAGGCTATTCGCGGACTTATCCAGCAACGTCAGGCTTCAGACGGCTTTGAAGGTTCCACTGTAGAAGGGGGAACCATTGCGGGGTCTCGCGTAGATGTATATGCAGACAAGTCAGGGATGCTCTCTGACTTGGCAGATGTTCGATATCAAAAATCGGCAGCCTTTCGTTCCAAGGTGGATGCGAAAGTGGCTCGTTCGATGCAAGCCCATGGAGGGTCATTGCCCTCCTAAGAGGATTTAATTTAAATGTCAGATGTAACGGCAACTAGCGGCGTAGTTTCTTATGCCGGTGCCGATAAGGGTGTAATCACAACCCCCGCCGATAGGACTGCTCTGTTCCTAGAGCTTTTCGGTGGGGAAGTGCTTAATGCCTTTAACCAAGCCCAGGTTACTATGGGTAGGCACAAAGTACGTACAATCCCGCATGGTAAGAGTGCCCGGTTTCCGGCGACTTGGAAAACGGATGCTTATGAACACGTGGCGGGTGATGAGCTTCTCATGCAAGAAGTTCAGCACACCGAAAAGGTCATCAGTATTGATGGTCTTCTCGTAGCTCCTGTGTTCATCGATGTGCTTGATGAAGCGATGAATCACTACGAAGTTCGGGCTGAGTACTCCAAGCAGATTGGTGAAATTCTTGCCAATACGATGGATCAGCACGTTATTCAAAATATGACGTTGGCGGCTTCAGCAGCAGCTAACTTCGACGGCCATACCTCTGCCGTTGGTCATGGTGGCAGCCAGTTGGGTTTCTCGACTGGTGGTGGTGCTAATAATGGTGTAGACGCTATCACTACGGATGGTTATGATCTTTTGATTGACGCCATCTTCGCTGGGCACAGGCTTCTCGACGGTAAGAACGTCCGAGGAAACCGTCAGGTGTTCATGGGGCCTTTGGCCTTCTGGAGCCTCATGCGAGATCCTAATGTGACTGCACCTACTAACCTGTCCAACAAGAGCCCGATTGCGAACATCATGTCTCGCGATTTGGCTGGTACGGGATCACTGGCCGAAGGCTTCCTGCCTTCGATTGGTGGGGCCGAGTTGGTCAAGACCAACAACCTCAAGCAGGCTGTAATTGCGAACAACGCACATGGTAGACACGGTGTTGATCAGAGTAAGACCATTGCTCTAATGAACACCCCTGACTGTGTTGGTACAGTTAAGCTTGTGGGACTGGCAATGGAGCAGACCTATGATCTCCGTCGCCAAGGCCATATCATTGTTGGGAAATACGCGGTGGGGCACGGAATTTTGCGCCCTGAGTGTGCCATTGAGATCAGTGATGCGGGAACGCCACTTACTCTCGCTTCAACGGCACCTGCTACGCATCCGTAAGACCGACTAGAAATAGTCGCTACCTCGCCCCCCAGAGCTTCCGTAGTCTGGGGGGCATTTTCATTTCAGGAGTACTGATGGCTGAAGTTCTTGGTAAAACCTCCAGACTAGCAGCAGTAAACCTAATGCTGCGCTCTATTGGTGAAGCCACTGTACCTGTGTTAGCTGCCCCACACGATGGCCGCGCAGATGTGCAGGCTTCAGAATCAATTCTAGATGAAGAAGGGCGGGCGGTTCAATCTGAGGGCTGGTGGTTCAACATGGAGAAGATCAAGCTACAGCCTGATGTTAATAATAACATCCTTATTTCAGCAACTGTCATAGATGTACAGATGGTGAATTACAGCCCGGAAAAGATTTATGTGGAACGTGGGGGGATGCTCTATAACAGGACGGACAACGTAAATACATTTACGTCCGAGGTGGAGTTGATCCTCACCACATTACTTCCATTTGAAGATTTACCCGAAGTAGCTCGTAAGTATATCACTATGCGTTCTGCCCGAGTTCTCTCTGAGAATAGGGTGGGCGACCCACAGCTAAGGCTGTTCTCGGCGCAGGACGAGATGCACGCAAGACTGAGGCTTGGTGACGCTAACGCGGTCCATGAGAGCTTTAATGTGTTTAAAGACTCTGAGTCGTGGGACCTAATAAGCAGGGGTTATCGATAGTGGCTCTTATCAAGAGAGAGATTGCCTCCATTGTTGAAGGCGTGAGTCAGCAGACCCCATCTAAAAGATCTGATGGGCAGGTGACTGAAGCCATAAATATAGAATTCAGCCCAGTAACGGGGGCTACCTCAAGACCTTCAAGCGAAGCTCTGGTTAGTGGGCCTTCAGCTGCCCCCGCAGACAGGTATGGTGGCCCCTTATCAGTTAACGCCGCTTCAGAGCCTACTTTGATACATGAAATTGATCGTGGACCCAACGAGAAGTACAACGTCTACATCATACAGCATGATGTTTCTGGTAACCCGCTGGTATCCCCTGAGATCAAGGTTCTTGATGCAGTAACGGGATCAGAGTACACGGTCCACTATGACACCGGATCTAGGGAATACTTAGCAACGCTGTTATCAGATGTCACTCATACTAACCTGAGTGCCGTAACTCTCTTCGACGTTACCTACATTGCTAATAAAGAGAAGACGGTTTCAATGGAGCCTCACGATGTAGAAGTTATGCCTCAGGTGTTGATCACCGTTAAAGATCTTCCTACTGAGTTGCAGACTCAAGCATCTAATGCTCTAGTATCGCCCGCAGCAACAGTGACAGCCTACACGACTAAGGAACAGCCAGAACTTGATTCGGACGGCACTAACAGAAACGAATATGATCTGTTTGACGAGACTAACACAATCTTCTCATTTGCAGCCGACCCAACTATCTTGGCAGGCATAAATTCAGATCTAGCTAGTCTTAATTCTATAAATCTAGCATCACTTACTAGCGAATATGCAGACGCTCTACTAGAGACTGCTCAGAGAAGCGATATAGCGTGGGAGGGGGAGGCATACAAAAACACAAATCAATGGGGAGGGTTCTACCCTATACCTCTTCCTGAGACTAACACAACGGCTCTTGGCTCTAATGGTAATCCTACTGGAATAACCAGCCTCAATACAGCACAGGAGTACCCCGAAGCTGTAGCTACGTTCTCTGGAACCCTCAACGGCATGACCCCATCAGTATGGGAGTCTTACTGCCAGACCCAGACAAACGCCGACCTCTACACCTACCCAAACAATGCACTTGGAGCGGGTGTACCTGACCCAACGCTAGCTAAACCTGTTATGGGCGTGTGGGCCTTCCTACAACCTTTGGATATTCTTTTTTTAACCCCTCCTACAAGCCTTGAGCCTAAGTATCTAAAGTTTAACGCAGTATTCGTGGACCCCAGTGGCGTAGAGCCGGATGATGTTCGGCCATTCTATGTTCAGTTTAATCATCAAGACAAAGTAACAACCACTTATACCCATTTCAGGTCTAACACAGAAGAACTAGGTGGAGCAGGACTGTTCGACCCCCAAAGCGGGAACCAGTATAGACCGGCTAGGGGATACCCCCCTACAGCGCCTAACGAGATCTTAAATATATTCACCTTAAAGGTCACACATCATAACGCTGGGTCTTCTGCGATGAATAACCCCTACCAAGAGTGGAGGATTGAGCCCGATCTTTCGGATGTAAGCTGGACAGACGATATGCCTGATCTAGTAGTCAATGAGTTGACGCAGGACTTTCCTACTGGGTACGCGCCCTATGTCTATTTGTTTGCCGTCCTTGGCATGAAGTGGACTAGGGTTAATCCCTACTACTCTGGGTTTAAGATATGGGTACGTGATAGCAATAACTACGCTGCACAAAACACCCCACCGGGCACAAGTAACTCCTTTCCTGCAGGAATCCAAGGAGGAGCCCCCACAGCTACGTCTTGGCTAACCGAGCCGTGGGTCTGGATGAAACACGAAGATGACCAAATAGTCGGCCATTATCAACATAACTGGTATGATGTTTACAACAGACAACAGCCCGAGCCCTTCGACAAAATGGTGCATCCTCGTAGTAACGTGCTTGAAGAACTACGTGGGTTAAGCTGTTCTGTGACCAATGTTCCTTTTGATTCCATAAGTGTAATATCTGGCGAATCTGGTCCCAGTTCTATAGCGGACCTCCCTTACCATGCTCCGAATGGGTTTGTGACTAAGATACAGGGGGATACAGAGAGCTATGGTGATGAGTACTACCTGAAGTACTCTGACAAAGGGAGGGTATGGGTTGAAAGTCGTACAAAGTGGGAGTCCCATACTCTGGACTCAGACACAATGCCCCATATCCTACGTAAGGTTCTCAACGGTAATACTGTCGAGTTCGTGTTCCAAGCCGCATCGGATACTAAAGACCCTGCCTTACCTATAAACCCTCCCGCGAGTCAGTGGAAGGAGCGTCTAGTTGGAGATGACGCTAATTCACCCCCTCCCTCATTTGTTGGGTCTACTGTAGGGGATATGTTTGTTTATAGGGATCGGCTCGCTCTGGTCTCAGGTAGCTATGTAGTCTTGTCCGAGACTGCGGAGCCAATGAATTTCTTCGCGACTAGTCTGCAGACATTTATAGAGTCTGATCCTATGGATTTACAGGTGACCCAAACCGGCGGATCAGTAGTCGATATTTTTGCTGCGCTGCCGCTTGAAAACGGGGTCATGCTGTTCGATAAGGAGCAGCAGTTTCTCTTATCAGCAGATCAGGGGCAGAGTTTCACAGGGAAAACAGCCTCTATAAACTATGTGTCTTCCTATCCTGTTTCTGAGAAAATCCGTCCTATTTTCCTTGGGGACAGGGTTCTGTGGTTATCAACACTGGGGCAGACTACTAGAGTTTGGGAATACCAGCCTTCTTCAAGAACCGTAAAGTTCGATGAAATAACCAGCCATGTTCCTACCTATATACCTGCTGGAGCTAGTCAACTTATAGGCTCAGAGAACGAGTCCATAGTTGTTGTACGGAGTAGGGGCGAGGAAGGGTCTCTCTTTATATACAAGTTCTTTTACACAGCGGACGGTAGAAAACTACAGCAGGCGTGGTCTAAGTGGACTCTGGGTGGGGATATAAAGCACTCCAGAGTTATCAATGGGTCAATATATCTATCAGTACACAGGAATAACGATCTGTTTATGGAGAAAATAACTCCAGAAGCGTTACCTGATTTCCCCGTTAATTCAGGTGACTACGGTACCGTTAGATCATGTCTCAAC